TCTGGGATGATGGCCTGCAACTGCACCCAATGAGACTGACCAGCACACGTCCCACCATCAGCACCGATGATTGTGAACCCACCCTCAACCGGCTCAACCATCCCACCCTCAACAGCGAGACAAGACTTCGAGAACTCCCAAACACCAAACCCGTCAGCCTCAGCCGACGACGCTGTAACTAGGAAACCGAGAAAGGCAGGGACAAAGACTAGATAACGACTAGCCGATGAGCGCAGAAATCTCAGCATCAGTCAAACCCAAAGCTTTCAGCTTCGACTCCGCAGATGCCTTCGCACTCGCCTTCGCAGCCTCAACAGCCTCACGCTCAGCCTCAACCTCAGCCCAAGCCTGAGCGTCAACCTCACGCTGAGCCACCTCCTCAGCCGTCAGTTCTACTTCGGTTGTGATGCCTGTCGAGCAGTCGACTACGAGTTTTGTTGCCATGTTTATATCCTAACTGTTCTTGATTCCGTAAAGGGATGCTGATGAATGTTCTACAAAGTTACTTGCTGTGTTACTTACCAGCACAAGAGATGTAATTGCATCGGTCAAACTCCATAATCCAGCCTGTATCGCCATTCCAACAGCAGTAGCATTATTTTCTGAAACACCATCAGAGGAAAAAGATTTGTTTGTTGAGCCTGCGTAATTAGGAATGTATATTGAACTGTTGCCAAAAACGCTTGCCGTTGATCCAGCAGCAGACATATAGCCAGCATATATTTTTGTGTCTGTTCCAGAAACCGCAGTAGAGCCAGTACCAACCAGATATATAGAGGTGGCATTTGTCGTTGACCCATTTGGTCTAATAACTATGTCATCATTATTTGCTGGTGATGACCTTGTTGAACGACCACTTATTACAACCATCAGGTCTGTGTAGGTTTGGGGGATTGAGGTGAACTCAATACTGGCTGCACCACCAGAACCAACCGTCACCGTTTCAATGAGTTTGTATGTAACAGCCATTATGCAGCCTTAATCCCGTAGAGCGTAAAAGTTGAACCAACATCAAAGTTCCCCGAAAGTCTAAGAAAAGTCATAGAAGTAATGGCACTAGTAGAACGCCACAATCCGACAAGTGCCAAAGTTTCAACGGAGGCATCAGACTCCCTACTGATAAATGTTTTGTATGTTGTTGTGTTGCTGTAATTCATTACTTGAATAATTGCAGTTGCAAAACCGCTTGCAGCAGCAGCAAAAAAAGCAAACGCACCAGTCTGATTTGAGTCCCTGAGACTTTGGGCAACAGTACCTTGTCCCCAAACAAATGTATCAGAATAGTTTGATGCTGTATCTCCGTTAAACTGGACATTCGTTCTTCCATTAACAGAAACATCATGGTTTGCAATCACAACCAAATCCGTGTAGGTCTGTGGGATAGAACTGAAAGTCACGGAAGCAACAGCCGTTCCTAAGGTTTGTGTGCTGATTGGTTCATAGGTTGCGGTCATGGTCAGCCCTTAATCCCGAACAAAGCGAAAGACGAATACTCAACAAAGTTAGCCGAACCAAAACTAGTAATAGTGATAGTGCTTACCGCAGATGTGGAACGCCAGTTACCTGAATATATTTCCACTTGACCAGCACCGTTCCTATCCATGCCGTCTAAAGTTCGCAAAGTTTTATATTTGTTCGTATCGGCATAATCCAAAATGTCTATAAAACCAGCACCAAAAATGCTTGCTGTGGTGCTACCACCAGCCGTTATACCAGACTGCATTGAAGTTTGTGTAGTGCCTGCACCAGAAGCAGCAGAAGAACCGTCACCAGCAAGTTGATGGTACGAATAGTTTGAACCAGTATCAGAGTTGAAGCGTGTTAACAAGAAGTCCTGTGTTGCTGCTCTGTTGGTTCTTGCCATATAGCGAATCTGTAAATGTTTAAAGGTGGCAGGAATAGAACTAAAAGTAATAGTTGCGCTTCCACCTGAACCAACCGTGACAGTTTGAATCGACTGATAGTCGCCAGCAAGCGATACGAATGGCGCAGCGAGGATTTGCATTGTGGCCTAAGCGGTGACGTTGCCGACCATAACCCAAGCGTCAGTATCCCACTTGGCTACGGTACAGACTGCGTATTGGGTGGACAGGTTAAGTGCGCCACCAGCTGAGCGGATAACTGCAGTTCCACCGGCAACAAACGTGTAGGTTGCGGTACCAAGGTTCATAAAGTTCAGCTGGTCACCGATAGCGAACGCTGTGGTTGTGTTGTCTGGGATGGTGATGGTGCCACCAGCAGCGTTGATGAGTGTGGTGAGTTGTCCGACTTGGGCGGTACCTGGGGTGTAGGCGGTGCCGGTTTGGGCGTTGACTGTTATCAGACTGTTGGAGAGTGCTGACATTGATGCTGCGGTGAGGGTGTCACCAGGGGTGAAGGTTGGACGTACTGCCATAATGCTCCTATGTTAGCCGATTGATTCTACGCTAGACCCTTAGTGTCATCATTGAGTTCATCGGTGTCAAGGATGAAGTAGGTGTAGATGCGTGAAGGGTTGGGGTAGAGGGTGACGATGTGTCGGTCTGGGGTGATGTCATGGCTGATTCCTTCGAGTGCCATGACTTGTGTGACGGTTGGTGGGGTTGAGTTCGGGAACGATTTGGTGACTGATACTTGTGACCCGATGTCAAGGTTGCCGACAATGGTTCGTTGTGCGTCGGTGAGGCCGTTCATGATGACTTGAATGTTGCCGAACCAGAACGCAGGAACAGGACGAGTTAAGTATCCTGCCAAGTCACCGGCATCGTCCGATGTTTCTAGGAGGGTGACGACGAGTGGGGTTTCTTGGACACCGAATGCAGCAACCGATTCTGCAACAACAGCCTGAGCATATTCAATGGTTGGTTGCAGGTTGTCTGTGGTTGGGATAGGTGGGGCAATAGCAACGTTGACTGTGTTCACTACTGAAGGGTTTGTTGGGGTGAAGTCGTTGGGGCGTGACGAGTTTTCTTTAGCGAAATAGTCTGCTAACTCTGCTTCTTGTTCAGCAGTAAAAACAAAAAACTCAACCTGAGAAAAGTCAATAAAACTCATGTCAGTTGCTCACAATGTCAAACGTGGTGTATGGGATTGCGGTGCCACCTGTATCAGATAGGTAGCCGTCGATGGCTTGAAGTTTGCCAACAAGCCGTCTGTCAAAGTGGAAGTTCCCTGCACCATCCACCCAGATACGGCCTTGCTCAGAGTTATTAACACGCATCAGATATTCCATAACCGATGACGAAGCATCAATCGGGGCGTTCCCCAAGTTCGCTATACCTTGCTCAAGTACTCGTTGTCCTGGTTTGCCGAACGCATTCACCGACGACAACACAGAATTGATACGCACATCAGATCGTTCCGGCACCACAGACCCCGAAGCAATCTTCGTGTTGTTCAACCTAAACAAATTGTCAGAACAGTTGATGGTCACAAGTGACCTGCTGGGGTTCTCAATTTGCTGATCGTATTGGGTGATGATGCCTGTGAACAGGTAGGTTCCGTCACGACTGATCCGCACACCAGAGTTCAACTCAAACCCCAAACGATTCTTAGTTGCGTTCCAATACGGGGAACCCTCATTCACCAAACTGAACGAATAATCCGAATCCTCAATCTGCAACGTCGCAGTCGCAGGCTGACCCGTAGGATCACGGAACCTGTTCTGCCTGCCACGATTGATAGACACCTGCTTCACATAAGCGGTCACATCCTGCCAGTCAGTCGTACCCTCCAACACATACACCGACTGGTCAAGCACCCCAGACAATGCGTTATTTAACACGAACGCATTCGTCGTCGCACCATAATCCATCTCCACCGTATAGGTGCCACAGTTAGGAATCGCAACAGCCATATCGTTACTTCGTCGTTACTGGAATCTTGCCGATACTCCGATTGTATTGTTGCAACGCCTCAACCACCTTCTGAGGCAAACCCTGCTCCGCAATCGCAGCATTGATATTGATCTGATAAGTATCATTCGGACGCAACGCAAACCCACCACCAGCCGTCACCGGCACCTGAGCCGTAACCCCAGCCATCGGATTAGGCATCCCACCCAACACCTTCGGATACTT